ACAACATAAGAGAACCTAGCAGCTTCGATTAGAGCCCTCTGTATGGTTTTAAATGGTCGGGTTTGGGAGTTTCCTTGATTTTCAATACTATCAGTCGCATCCAATTCGTTGGGGTCAACGTAGATAACATTACCTTGTATATTCTTTAGAAAATTCTCCAGTCTTGAAAGAGGCATCCTATTCTTCTCTAATTACAGATTCTGTCTAAGTTTATTTATTCAATGAATTATACCAGAATGAGAGAACGAATCTCTCAGCACCTTCAACTTTACTAACATAATGTAGATATTGCGAATTTGAGAACACAATTAGTTTTCCAACCTCTGGCTTGACCTCAAAATTCTCAAAACAAGTGGAACCACCTGTAAAATTATCATTCAAATATAACATTGCTGCAAACACATCTGGTTTATGAACATTGTTATCATCAACATGTGGTTTCATAAATGTACCAACTGGCCATCTTACCACTCCTACATAATCTAAATTAGCATTTGAGTCAAAATTCTTACAAATACTATTTACTCTGGTAACAACCTCATGATCAAGTGATGGGACTGTGGTATTTACATCTCCACCATAATAAACAGCACCATAGTTTTTCCAATCAACTGTTGTTAAGTAAGTGTCACCACCTCTACTTTCATCACCGTATGGCATTTCATTATCCTTATTTAACAAAGATAAATCAATAAACTTCTGGCATTCATCAGGAGATATAAAATTCTCCTCTATATAAATTAATTTTTTCAAGTGGTAATTGTGTTTGGTGGGCCAGCAAAACGAGGATCATTATAAGTTTTCTTGTCTTCATCAACTTTGTTTGGATCAAAATTAGGATCAGGATAATCCTCCCAACTATCACCTTCATATTCAACTATTAATGGATTAATATCTTTTCTTTCAGCATACACATGATAAAAACAATCAATTAGTATTTCACCAGTTAAAAAATCTTGATTTGAACCAAGTTCAATCACTACATACGAACTATTAAAACTTTCAATCACAAGATTTTGATTCTTACCAATTGGTTGTAGTTGAACTGTGATACTATTCTCATGAACTAAATCTTTCCAATAGTATGGTAATTCAATTATATTCTTACCTTTTAATCTACCACGATAATAAACTCCAACTTCGGGGCCTTCAATACATGCATAACGAAGTCGATGACCTTCTCCTTTTGTTGGATGTTCTAAATCAAATGGTTTTGGTCTTGCATCAGCAGAGCCAAATCTAGCAGCAAGTTTTCCTTTGTTCCCACAATCAACTGCGCCACTTACAAACATATCACCTATGACATGAACGGTATCAACAGATGATCCGCCAGATATGAGTAAAGCATTAGCAGTCTTATCATCACCAGTTACAGTTAGATTACCGTCGGCTTTAATCGCTAAATTTGATTGATATACTGGTTGAGTGTCAAGTGGATTTTGAACAGCACCGTTTGATGCGACATTCAAAGCACCCTCATATCCTGGCGCAGCTGATGGTTTTCCAATTAAAACAGGGCCATTTAAAATAGCAGATCCACTTGGAGAAATATCAGGTGCAGAGTAAGAAACATCGTTGGTTCCTACAATTAATTTGTCAGATTGTAATCTAGAAATATTCATAATACTCTTTGTGTTGATAATTGAGTTTTCTTCAAATTATTTGTTAAAGCACCAAAATTTGCATCAGCAAACGCAGCAGCGACCATAAAACCATACTTAAGTTCAAATTGACCCTTAGCAATTATAGTCATATCCTTCGTAGACTTTGCTGTAATTTTTTCACCTTGAAGTCGAATATCTGGGGCTCCGATGTCTGCAAGTCTCTCTGCCTTCACAGTGAATTGACCATCCTGACCACCACCATTTGCATCAACAAAGATATTTTTGGCTCTCAATAATATATTGCCATTTTCACACTCAAAAACCATATCACCCCTTTTACACTTCACAATCTTTGCTGGTAATTGTGATATATCGCCAGGCTTTCTAACCTTTAATCCTTCACCAAGAACTTCAGTTAATGATCCTGGCGTGTATAAAACTGCTTTACCAGTTCCAGGCCCACCTCCTTCGGAGGCTCCCTGACCTGTGCTAGCATAAAATCCAAAGGACTGAGCTTCCTGAGTTTGGATTTCATAGTTTGTATCACCATGAATACTACTCTGTCCACTTTGAATGGCATACCTTAACCTAGACTGCCTTTCTATATTTTTTTTATCGTTTGGTGCTTTTGGCATTTATTTTTCAATACAACTAATTACAGTCACAACAGGTAGATTTTTATTGAAAGGATTGTTTGTATCAACAAGTTGAGATGCGTCATCAACCTTAGTGAACTTAAGAACTGGTCTTATCTTAGCACCAGCTCCAGTATCGCTATTTATTGTGATATCTGGGAGTCCAGTAAATCCAGAACCACCATTCACAACTGTTGCACCTACAATGTGACCATTTTGAATATTCAACTCAACTTCAGCTTGAGCTGGTCTCTGTATTATATCACCAGTTGCACCGCCTGTCAAAGCACCACCAGCACCACTAACAGAATCACCAGTTGCACCACCAGAACCACTAACAGAATCAACAGTTGCACCGCCTGGCAAAGTGCCACCAGCAGAATCAACAGAACCACCGTTGACTGTTGCTGTATCATCATCTGAATATCCAAATCCAACATTATCGATAACAGCATCACCTAATGAAGTGACATATGAAGTTTTACCATCATAATTTCCATTTGGATCTGGAACTAATTCCTTAACATTTCCATTAATATCAGTCTCAGTGGTATTTGAAAGATACTCTTGGCCAGGGTTGGTGATCACAACACCAACCACACCAAGTTCAGTCCCATTTGGATCAGGAACATAAACTGGTAGATTGGTATTGTTTACCTCTAATCCAGACTCTTTTATTTTAACAGAGTTTTCATCATTATCAATTACAGCATCTCCAACTTTTTTTCCATCAGGGATAATTTTAGTGATTTGACCTATACCAGTTCCATCAGCAATTTGATCTAAGCCAGTTCCATCAGCAATTTGATCTAAGCCAGTTCCGTTAACTAACTGAGATGATATTAAATCTCTCTGTCTATCAGATTCAGTATATATTAAAGGTGAAACAGTTCCCATGACAGGATAACCTCCAGCACCATAACCTTTATCACAACTATCAAAGAATGAAAGTAAAGGTGGTTCTTCAAATCCAAATCCTGTGCCATTAACTGCAACACCAATAATGTTACCAAGAGCATTTACGACTGCACTTCCAGTTACACCCTGACCACCACCACCTATAAAATCAACTCTTGGTGGGCCACACTTAAGAACATTAGTGTTACAATCTGGTCTGGATGGACTAGCATCAATTGCATCATCAAGAGTTTCTATGAGAGGAGTTAGTTTCTGATTCAATCCAACTTTATTAATTATATTATCAAAACTATCTTCAATTGATTTTGTAACTCCAGCTTTTGAAGAATATGATGTTGGTTCTGGTGGACAATTAGCTTTATCACAATCAAGAACATTTGTAAGAATATTTGCAAATTTAATTGCTTTTGAAAATGTTTTACTTGGAAGTGCGATTCCACCACCTTGAATGTTATTTAATTGATCAAACATACCACCAAGACTTGAATCTATGAGATTATTAATTTGACCAAACATATCACTCATAAAATTTTCTACACCACAAATAGGAACATCTAAAACTTGGCCAATCATATTCTCTAAACTTTTAGAAAGATAACCTTGCAGTTCGTCCTGTATTTTTTCAATATTACAAAAAATCACACTTGTCAATGCATTTGTAGCCTGACCTAAAACAACCTGATTGAATTTATCAGTTTTCTCCTCCATAGTTTTATCTAACTTATCAAGAGTATCTTGAATCAACCATGAACGACCACGACGAACTAATTTCGTCATTGAATTATGAATTCTATTTGTAGTTAACTGCACTTCTGATTTAATATCAACGATACCGCCATAAATTGGGTCAATATATGTTGACGCTTCATTTAATTCTTGAAGTGTTTCTGCTTTTCGAGTAAAGTCTTTTATTGCGTTACTTATTTTTGA